ATAATTACGACGAATGGGACCAAGTGGTTTTGGGGTCTTTGTTGGGTGATGGTGGCGTTTATATTAGAGAAAACGGCAACCCTTGGTTTAGAGAGCAGCACTGTTTAGAGCAGACCGATTATCTAAACTGGAAGCGGTCTATTATTAACAATAAAGTCAGGACCATCGATGTAACTGGAGTTAGTGGTTATACCGGGGCCCCCCAAGTTGGATTCCAATCTGGTCATAGTCCAGCTTTTGTTCCTTACATTGGATTTAAAGATACTTTAGTTGGAATAGAGCGTTTGGACGCTTTGGGGTTAGCTGTTTGGTATATGGACGATGGCTGTAAGGGAAATGGATTGCGTTTTTCCAGCGAATCGTTTACTAAGGAACAAAACGAACTATTGGCGGCGCAATTAAATAGCAAGTTTAATATCAAAGTAGAAACTAAAAATTACGCCAAAAACGGTAAGACTTATTATTATTTATCCGGTGGAATTGAAGCTAAACGTCGTATGGTTGAGGTTTGTTTGCCGTTTATACAACCTACTATGGCGTATAAGTTTGATTTGCAAGGTAATAGGACTAAATGTAAGTTTTGTGGCAATGAAGTTTGGTTTTATGGCTCCGGTAATCGTTCCCAAACTTGCGGCAAGGTTGTTTGTCAACAATTAAAAACCGGTACACTAAAGAAGTCTATAATTACTGGTGTAACTAATTCTGGTATTAAGTGGGTATACGATTTTACGGTGGAAGGAAACCACAACTTCATTGCTAATGGCTTATTAAATAAGAATTGTCTAGACGAACTTGATTTGGCCCCCGAAAAGCCGGTCGAAGAAGCCCGAATGATTCCCTCGACTGGACCTAACGGGGAATTGCCAATAACTTTCATGATTTCATCTAGAAAGTTCAAGTTCGGATTAGTACAAAAGGAATTGAATAAATCTACTGACCCTAAGAGTAACATCCAAGTCCGGCATTGGAACTTGTTGGATGTTTCTAAGCCTTGTCCTCCGGAGAAACATCTTCCCAACGAGCCCAAGATACCAATATTTATCAATGAAGACAAGATGGAGTCGGTGTCTAAGGAAGATTTTAATATATTAAGTGATGAAGAAAAGAATCACTATCAAGAAGCCGAAGGATATCAGGGGTGTTTGAAGAATTGTTCTTTGTTTGCCGCTTGCCGTGGTCGTTTGGCCACTAAACAAGCCGGTACCAGTAAATTATTAAAACCATTACCTTTAATTACAGAAACTTTTAAGTCAGTTTCTCCTGAAACGGCTCAAGCGCAATTAATGTGCTGGAAGCCATCAAGTGTCGGGTCGATTTATCCACACTTTGCTCGTTCGCGTCATATGAAAACGGCAAACGATATGGTGGAAATGGTTGAAGGTACATCCCCACATCATCCGGTTAACAAAGCGGAATTAATAGAAGTGTTTAAAAGGCGTGGATGGACCTTCCATTTGGGGATGGACTTTGGATTTACCCATAACTTTGCCGCAATTCTAGCTGCTACGGACGGATGGAGGGTGTTCGTTATAGATGTTATGTCGGTGGCGGGCCTAGAGCTAAATGAAAAAGTCGAAGCTTGTAAAGCTAAGTATTTGGCTTTAAATCCAACGGTTTACCCTGATCCTGCCTATCCTTCGGACATTAAAACTTTCAAGAAAAACGGGTTCCGGTGTAAGAAATTTGAAAAAATGGTATTATTAGGAATAGATGCCGTCCGGACTAAGTTGATGCCGGGTATGAACCGAGAGCCGGAAATGTTCTTGTTGGCCGGTGACTCCGGATGCGACTTATTAGCTAAACGTCTAGAGGTTTATCACTGGAAGCTAGATGCCGCAGGCGAACCTACGGAAGAGCCCGATAAGGCAGACGATGACGAATGTTTTACTGAAGAGACTGAAGTATTAAGTAATCGTGGTTGGATTTCTTTAAAAGACGTAACCGCACAAGATGACGTTGTTTCTGTAACTAATCAAGGAGAGTTTGCTTGGGAGAAACCAGAAATCGTCAACAAGACATATAGCGGTATTTTACACAAAATTAATCATGTTCATTTGGAGTTTACCGCAACCCAAAATCATCGCCATGCTGTTATGACTCAATCCAATTGGAGAGTAAAACACCAATTCTTATTAGAAAAACGCTCGGTATCGGAAATGAGCGGGGAAATGTATTGGGCTAATAGCCTTCAAAAATGGCCGGTTGGTAAAGGCCTTTTTGAACAAGGAGCCGATGAAGCTTGGATGGCAGGGTTCTGGCTTGCTGAAGGGTGTTTTGACAATTATAGGCCGACTTACATTATTGTTGACCAAACAAAATTACTACAGCAAGCCCAAGTGCGTGCAATTGCCGCTAAATTAAATTGGCACTATTCTGAAACTATTAATGGTAAATCTATTCGATTTATCTTTTCTGGCCAAGGGGATAGAGTATCAAAATGGAAGGGTATGTTCCGTGAAATGTCCCACTTAAAACGCCTGACCATACAAGACGTTCTATCGATGACTGAATCGGAACGTTTAGCTTTATGGGACGGGTATATGGCTGGGGATGGTTCTCGTACTAAAGGAAATTTTCATTTTGATACGGTATCAAAGGAACTTGCTGATGGAATGCAATTTTTGAGTCTAACTTTAGGGTACGGTTGCCGTATAGTATCTTACAATTGTATGAGGGCCGGTAGGATTATAGTCAATCCTCAAGGTAAGGAATACACTAGCCGACAGTCGTTCAGAGGGCACGTTTTGAAAAAGAAGCCGGTGGCCCATATTAACCGTAAGGATTTTGTAGATTTAACAGTAAAAGATTTGCCTGTATATTGTGTTAGGGTTTCTACGGGCCAATTTTTGGCCCGCACCAACGGGAAGGTGTTTGTGGCTGGTAATTGTGACGCATTGCGTTATTTATGTCAAAACCTGTTTGGCAAAAGCGGGAAGTTAATCGTTGCCGGTACCGAGGACGCTAAAAAGCAAAGATACGCCGACCCATATTCTAGAGAAAACTGGATGGGAACAAAAATAAACGAATTAACCAGCAATTCCGGACAAGGCCCTATCAAAGGAAAGCGCGGCTCGTTTATTTTTGACGTTTAATAACCCCAATCTTCTACGCATTGAGGGAAAGTTATGACCAATATTAATATACATAGCAATGTTTTGATTTTTAACGACTCTACGGATGTTACTAATAACCCCAAGCGTCGTTACGTGGATTGGACCAGACATTTAATGGGTATTGATGTAACTAACCCTTTAAGTCAAAGCTTGTCTTTGCCCCCCGGTCAAACCGTAAGCGTATTCAGCGGGGTCCGGACTCTTGCGGCTGGGGTAGGAAATGTATATGCCATAACCTTAGAAAACGGTTCTTCTACGGTTTATCGGTTAGGTTGGAGTGGACCACAAGACCCCGGATTTGTAACCGCTAGAGCTATCACGGGGGTAAGTGGAAGAACCGCTACTTTAACTATCAATAATAACATAACCGTTGGGGTAGCGTTAAGTGGTGGCGGGACCCCTTTTAGTGCCGTAGTGGTAGGAGACAAGCTATTCATCCCTGGCCTTTCTACGGGAGATATTGCTGGACCATTCAATGTATCTAACGAAGGTGAATGGATTGTGTTGGGCGTAACGGCTTTGACTCTAACTCTCCAAAGGCCTTCCACGGTTACCTTTCAAGCCGCTGCTGAAGCGGTTTTATTGACTACAGACACTAATTTTGTGGTGTATGCAGAAAACAACGTACAAGTCGGAGACACCTTAGATTTATTGGGCGGGTTCAGTTCCGTTTCACGTAGACCTTTAACTATTACTAGCGTTAAGCCGACCTACATATCTTTTATGTCTACGGAGCCGCTGCCTTTGGAATCCAATATAACGCTGGCGGCTACGGATTGGTACATTTATTCTGCCGCCAAGAGGTTTATCCATATTGAAGTAGACCAAGACTCTAAGGCTTTGATAAATGGCGACACCAGTGAATCCGGTCGTATGGTCCCAGTTGTAGCTGGTGATGCTAATCAAACCGCTATATTACAGAAGTGGGGCACAGTTTGGGCTTTGAGTATAGTAAATCGCTCTCAAACAGCTTGGCTTAATGCTACGGTTATAACTGCGGAATAATAATGAAAACCACTCAAAATCAAATTGATGAAGGTTTGGCTAAAGCAGCAAATCCTCAAAAGCGTATTAAGTTTGCTTATTTAGAGCCAGCCGAAGCGGAAGCTTTAGCTAAAACCGCCGACGAAAATGCCTCTTCTCCTTTAGAAAAGAGTGTATTAAATTCGCTTTGGGATATTAATCAAGGTAAGTCCAGTATCACCCGTATCGCATTTGACGAAGACCCCCGAAACGTCAATTATTACCAGTCCTTATGGATTCCCAAGCGCAATCAAATCCCGGACGAAATTCTAAAGCGTATTAGTATTCAAGACGACTTGGTTGCGGCTATTTGGATGGGTCGCGCAAATCATATTAGTTCATTTGGCCGGGAATTGCAAGACCGCTTCGCTACCGGTTTCCGAATCGAGCCTCGTAGGGGGTTGATGGAATCGGCTTCCAAAGAACAAAAAGAGTCTTTGAAGAAGCGTATTGAGGCGGCTTCGAAACTGTTGGCGGCATGTGGCCGAAGCGATGGAGTAGAGCAGCAAGATAAAATGTCGTTGGCTGAGTTTCTTTATATCCAAGCTCGTAACTCTATTATTTTCGGTCGTCACGCTACGGAATTGACTTATGTGGAAGATATCAATGGTGAACGGAAATTCCATTCGTTTCGGCCCGTCGATGCGGGTACTATTTACCAAGCCAGCCCTCATACGACCTATGCGGACGCAATCCGTAAGCAGGCTTTGGAATTATTAAAGAAGTTAAAGAACAATAAGTTAAAGCCGGAACACTTCCAAAACGATGAATATTCTTGGATTCAGGTAATTGCCGGTCGCCCCCTACAGGCGTTTACCGATGAAGAATTAGCTGTACAAAATATGTATCCCATAACGGATTATGAGCTTCAGGGATACCCCGTTACGCCTATCGATACGGCTATTGCTGCAATCACCACCCATATTAATATTACGAATCACAATAAACTTTACTTCGCGTCCGGTCGTGCTGCTAGAGGTATGATTGTAATCAAGTCCAACGATGTAAGTCAAGACTTGGTTGGACAAATCAAACAACAATTCAACGCTTCTATCAATGGTGTTCAAAACTCCTGGCGCGTTCCGGTATTCGGTATTGACCCGGAAGATTCGGTTGAATGGGAGCCAATGGAAATGCAGGGTGGTCGGGATATGGAATTCCAGTATTTGGCCGATTCCAACGCCCGTGTCATCTTGTCTGCTTTCCAAATGTCTCCGGAAGAATTACCCGGATATGCCCACTTAAGTCGTGGTACTAATAACCAAGCATTGTCTGAATCTAATAACGAATACAAAATGGAAGCCGCTCGGGATGTTGGTATTCGTCCTTTGATGGCTAAGTTCCAAGATTTCTTGAATGAAAGAATCTTACCGTTATTGGACCCGGATGTAGCTAAGTTGTGTACATTGAAGTTGTATGGGTTGGATGCAGATACGGCTGAAAAGGAGTCTACTCGGTTCCAGCAAGATATGTCAATTCATCTAACTTATGATGAAATTATGACTAAGACCGAGAAAGACCCCATTGGAGTTGAACTGGGAGGTAAGTTCCCTCTAAATCCGGGTATTCAAGGGATTATGGATAAGTACCTACCCGTAGGTATGATTTGTGAAAAACTATTGGGCATGAAGGATGCCTCCAAGGACCCCAATTTAGCTTACGTGCGTGACCCCTTCTGGTTTAACTTCCAACAATTACAGATGCAAGCCCAACAAATGCAGCAACAGCAACAACAAGGCCCGCCGCCCCCAGATGGAGGGGGAGGGGAGGGAGAAGGCGAAGGCGACCCTAACGCCCAACAACAAGTAGCCGATGCACAACAAGGCCAAGACGAAAAAGAGCAACAAGAAAATGAGCCCCCAGCCGGTGGAGGGGAAATAGAGGGTGGGGTTGACCAACTAATTGGTATGTTAGGTAAGTCAGAACAAACCCTTTCTCCTAATAAAAAGAAGTTGTTAGCTCAACATCGGGCTACCGTTAAAGCCATGATGGACGAATGGGAAAGTGGCTCTAAGGAATTACTAGCAGAAGTTATCAATACTACCGCCAAGAGAGTCAAGAAGAAGTGAAGGCGAAGTTAACACTTCCGGACGGGACCGTATTGGAATTGGAAGGTACATTAGAAGAAATTTTAACTATACTTCCAATGCCCGCCCAAATGGTGGATTACGCCTGGACCCTAGACTCTAACATGGATTTGATATTAAAGTAACGAGGCTTATAAATGAAGCGATTGCCCCAGTCTATAGTCAAACAAATTAATGCACGTATAGATAATTTGTTTGACAAGATAAAATTTCGATTCTTGGGGTCCGTTAAGGGGCCCGGTAAAGAGCTTCGTATCAAGTTTGACCGTAAGTTGTCTTTGCCGGGGATTTACGAAACTGCTACCGCCATAGAAGGTGGAGTACCCGACAAGCAATTATTAAACCAAATGGTAGAATCTGCCGGTAATTACATAGATTCCGTCCGTCTTAACGCTAAATCTAAGTTAGTCAATCAAATCCAGGCGTTTGTAACGGAATCTGAATCCAACCCCTTAACTACCGAAGAAATCCACGCTAAATTATCGGATGACTTAACGGAATTGTGGGATAATGTAGGTTCGCAGCTAAAAAGAGTAGTAGATACCGAATCCCAACACACTAGAAACATTGGGGCATTAGATGGGATTACACACGTCAATGCATCCGTTGGAGTTGAGGACCCGATAGTGTTTTGGGTAGTGGTACGGGACGATTCTTTGTGTAAGGAATGTAAGAAATTACATATGTTCGATGATGTAACCCCTAGGGTTTGGAAGCTGTCTGAAATAGGTCACGATTTCCACCATCGAGGCGAGCCTGCCCCCAAAATTGGCGGGCTCCATCCTAATTGTAGGTGTTCTATGACTACCTTGATGCCGGGATTCGGTTTTGATTCGGGCGGCAAAGTGACGTGGATTAAAGATGGGCATGACGAATACAAGAAACAGCATGGAACATCCTCGTAAATTCCCTTAAGAGCGACAATCTTGGGGATATGGCTACTACAGAAAACTTAAATAAATCTATGGTTATCGACGGCATCGCTGCTAGCGAAGCTATTGATACTT